GTATGAGCCTCATACACTAATAGGAAATATATACAATCGTTGTATATTATATAGAGGTGATTACTACCATACAGCAATTAATGCAGGTTTTCCAAAAGGAAGGCTTACACAAGTAACATTTTTTCAAACAGATGTATAAATTTAACGAAGATAAAGTTTTAGAAGAACTCACAAAGTACATTGATGGAACATACGATCAACACTATAGTATGAATAAAATCCAATCTACTGAGTTTATATTTGATGCGAATCATGGCGATGGATTCTGTATTGGAAATATAATTAAGTATGCACAGCGATACGGCAAAAAGAACGGCTACAATCGTGCAGACTTACTTAAAATCGCACACTACACAATAATATTATTAGGGGCAAAAATTGAGAATAAAGACTAAAAAGACAGAAAAATTAACAAAAGCAAATATAGCAAAAGTCATTGGATTTTTAGAGGGTGAAAATCCCATAACAAAGAAAGAAGCATGTGGTATATTAAATATAGCATACAATACCACAAGATTAGACAAAATTATACTTGACTACAAAGAAGATGAAGCCCACAGAGCTATGATGAAGTCAAGAAACAGAGGCAAGGGTGCAACAGAATGGGAATTACAGCAAGCTGTCTCAAAGTATATGCAAGGATTTAGTATCCAACAAATTGCAAACAGTTTATATAGAAGTAACGCTTTCATCAAGTCTTTGATCGAAAGAGTTGGAGTTCCACAAAAACAATCAGATGGAACTTACTATCTGCCAGATGAATGTATGGCAGAAGAATTTAATGCGGGAGAGAGAGTCTGGAGTGCAAAATATAACGCTCCAGCAATAGTAGAAAAAGAAATCACCAATATGAACTATGTAGAAAAATATGGTAGCAAGTGTTATCATATCTATGTGCTAGAAAAAGGTGATATGGAAAAAACATTCTTTCCAACAGCAACTGACATTGGATTTCATGCAGCACAGCTCGCATATGATCTAGGCAGTTTAAGGCATTTAGAAAAATATGGAGTTAACATATAGTATACTAGCATTTTATCTTGCTAGTTGGATTATGTTATTTGCAAGAACATGGATTCCTGCTATGAAAATTATTGGTATATTTGATCCAAAGAATCCTGTGTATTATCACAGGCTTTCTGCGTGGTTAGTATATGCAATTTTAATTTTTCCTGCAGTCCCTGCTTTATTGCAAGTAATTTTTAGTGATAGACAACAAAATAAATTTGTCTGGAATTTTATAGGAGGAGTAAGCCCATGTACGCTGGAACACTTTGGTACGAAGCCCAAGTAAAACATTGGGAAAGTAAAATAGCAGAAGCGAAAGCAGTGCTTAAAACCTACTACGAAAATAGTGTAGGTATCGGTGAGCACAGCAAATTATTAGAAGAGTTTGTAGTATGGCAACAGCAGTTGACTGAAGCCGAGGATAATCTTAAATCTTTGAAGGAGAATTGGGGATGACACACAGTGCATTACAGTGCGCAATGAAGTTAAAAGTTTTACTCGATAAATTAGAGAGTATAGAAAGTGAAGCACCACAAAAATATATAATTGATGACGCTAAACAATTAGCAAGAGAGATAGCAAATGAATCCGAGTTTATTTCTTCACTCAAATAATAAGTTTATCGGAGTCGTAAGAAATCCTTACGAAAGAATTATTGCAGCTTATGTAGATGGTTTGTATTGGATCGGACTTAGTGCTTGGATTGATGAAATTAAGCCACTTAGTCAAGTAGAAACATACAAAGGTGCTGATTATATTATTACGCTTGAAAATTGGGAACAAGATTTGCACCATCAAAAAATAGTGGTAAAAGACCCAAGTCCTTTACCAACAACACGCAGAGTAAGTAACTATCAAAGATGGTACAGTAAAGAATTATTAAAGCAAGTAAACCCGATAGTCCAGCCTGACTTAGACAGATGGGGCTATAGCTTTTAAAAAATAGTTCTTGACAAAATGCTTATGGCGTATTATAATATATTTATAAATGAGTGATAGATTTTACAGCCAGATGATTGACGCAACAGGTTGGGCACCTGGCTTCCGTAATCAATTCACAAAACCAACACATATTACTAGGAGAAGAAGAGTGGCTTGGACAGAAGAAAGTAAAGCACAGGCGATTGAGATGTATTCCAGTGAGGAACCAACTCCTGAAAATTCTATGGAAATAGTTAAGTATATTGCAGAAGAGTTAGGCGAGAGCCCAAACGGCGTTCGCATGATCTTAACTAAAGCTGGTGTCTATGTAAAGAAAACACCTGCTGCTAGAAGTTCATCAGGCAGTAGCGCTAGTTCAACTGGCGGTGGTAGAGTTAATGTTGCGGCAGCACAAGAAGAATTGACAACTGCAATTAAAGATGCAGGTCAAGAACCAGATGACGCAATTATCTCAAAACTAACAGGTAAGGCAGCTCAATATTTTGCTTCGTTGATTAACGCAATTAACGACTAGGTTAACCCCCTGACCACGGCACGGAGCAATCTGTGTCGTGGATTTTTATTGACTAGAATTTTAACCATGTAATGCGGTACCATAGATGGGAAGGTAAAAGAGTTTAACAACCCACAAGGAAACGCATGAAGAAAGAAGAATTTGTTAAAAATTTAGAAAAAGCTGGGGATGCTGTTGTAACTTACCGAAGTCAAAATAGTCGCAGGCTAAAGTATAACGTCTGCACAATGGACTTTGATAATAAATACATACAGTCAAAAAGAAACCGAGCAAAACCAAATCAACATCAGGTACTGTTGTTTTGTTGGGATACTGACAGTTATAGACTGTTAGCACCAGAAAATGTAACCTCAATCGTACCTCTTGGAGCAATTCTAAAAAATGATAGACCTAGATAATGCTCCACAAGTATACGAGAAGATAATACATTACAACGAAGAAAAACATGAACAGATTCGCTTAACTGTGAATGAGTTTTATGGTACAGAGTATCTGCATATCAGAAAATACTACCAAGACTTTGACGAAGAATGGAAGCCATCTAAGGACGGCATTGCTATGCAACTAGACATGGATAATACTAGAAACCTATTTGATGCGCTAGTAGAAATACTTTCCATATCTGAAGTGAAAGATGTCTTGGAAACACACTTCAAGGATAAACTTGATAGTATCTATCTCCCATAAGTTTAAGTTCTTTCATGTGCCAAAGTGCGCAGGAACTGCTATGCGTCAAATATTATTCCCCATTTCTACAACTGAAAAATATTGGATCAAATCTAAATCCTACGCAGGAAAAACACAAGGCGTAGCAGAAGGTAGAGGATATTGGAATAGCGAACACGCCCAGCACAGCGGCGCCGACAAAGCGGTACAGATATTTCCTGAGTTTTACTCGTGGGCATTTGTGCGTAATCCCTTTGATAGAGTAGTCTCCTCGTGGCTAAAGCGACAAAAAGACGGACAGGGCGATACAGATGGTAGCTTTGAACATTGGGTTTATAATGGATGCGCTGGACCTGCTACTTATAATCAAATGGTAGATATACTTTGTGATAGTAGTGGAAATATTCTTTGTGATTTTGTCGGCAGATATGAGAATCTAAATGAGGACTGGAAAAAAGTAGCAGATCATTTAGGCTTCGATGATGAACTCCCCCATTTAAATCAATCTTACCCCCACCAGTACCAAGACTACTATAAATCTGACGAAACAAGAAGGAAAGTAGTGGATAAATTCTATGAAGATTTCCAAGTTTTTCAGTATAATACCGAAAAATAGTTCTTGACATCTCCCCCAAATTCGAGTATAATATACTCATGTTAGAAAATTACCTACGCAGATGCCGAATTGCGTATTACAATGGCAAACCAATCATACCTGATGATGTCTATGATAGACTGACTGAAGGCACGATTTTTGACCAAGAAGTTGGTGATGGCACAAATGCTAGAATACAGCATGCCTATCCAATGTATTCGCTACAGAAGTGTTTCGTAGGTGAGCAACTTATATCGTATGATAGTGTAACAGTAAATACTCCCAAGCTAGATGGTGCGGCAGTATCTATTCTCTATCTACGGGGTGAATTTCAACGAGCCTTGACAAGAGGAGATGGTAAGCGTGGTATCGATATATCGGACAAAATGCGTTTCCTTGTTCCAACTTCGTTACCATATTTCATTGATGAAGATAGGTTAGTTCAAATCACAGGAGAAGTAGTTGCTCCTAAAGAAATTCCAAATGCAAGAAACTATGCGGCGGGTGCACTCAATCTAAAAGACTTAGATGAGTTTCAAAATCGTGACCTCACATTTATTGCATACGGAGTCCAACCATACTTTACGGAAAGTTGGACACATGACTTAGAGATCCTCGATAAGTGTGGATTTCAGCATGTCATGTTAAGTGAATACAATATGTTTCCTCACGATGGCAGAGTTGTAAGGGTAGACGCCTATGATGAATTTGATAAACTTGGCTACACACAACACCATCCAAGAGGAGCATATGCGCTTAAAGATAGATCAGAAGGAACTATTACTAAACTACTAGATGTCGTATGGCAAGTCGGTAAGTCTGGTGTAGTTAGTCCTGTTGCTATCTTAGAGCCTTGTGTAATCGGTGGAGCGACAGTACAAAGAGCAACATTACATAACATGGGTTTCATTGACGAACTCGAACTTGAAATCGGATGTGATGTTGAAGTTATAAGAAGTGGAGAAATTATCCCAAGAATAGTTAGGAGAGTAAATGGATCTTGACAAACTAAAAGAAAAATTAACACAAGGAATTTGCCTTATTCAATTTGAGAGTGCAAATTCTGGTACTATTTATAAAAGAGAATATACACTCTGTGAAAGACTAATGGATGTTCCAAATCATATTAAAAACTATCAAGGAGATAACATACTATGTTACGATCTTGAGTTTAGAAAGTGGGAAGACATAAAGCCAGATTCTATTCAACATTGGAAGTTTTATGGAGAAGAATAGATGTATGTCTGTATTTGTAATCAAATTACAGAAGATATGCTTCAAAAAAATCCTAACTTAATTAATAAACTTGCTACTAACTGTGGTAGTTGCGAAGATACAAAAACTAATATGGAAAAGAAACTTAGAGCAAAGATCGTAGACAGAATGGATATTCTTGAGCAGATGATGGCTAGAAATATGCATATATCA